AGACGTTATGCGGGTTTCTCGGATAACTGGGCAGCGCCTGTGGTGGATGCTGAAGCTGAGCGAATCAAGTACACCGGGATGAACCTTGGCCCGGATTCCGCAAAGGCGTCATCTGAGTTGCACAAGCATTGGCTCCGTAATGATGGCGAGGCACAGTCCGCTCAAGGGTTCCAGACGACATTGACTGCTAAGCGGTCGTTTGCGATTGTCTGGGGTGACAAGAACACAGACGAGCCCCTGTTGACGTGGGAGCACCCGTCGAACGTGGAGATCGAGTACGACTTCGAGAATCCTCGCGTTCGTAAGGCTGCGCTGAAGACGTGGGTTGACGAAGAAACCGAATACGCCACTCTCTACACTCCCGATTGGTTGTTTAAGTACGAGCGTCCGCGGGTTGCGGTTGCGAATGATCGTGATTCGCAGGCTGAGCAGGGGCGTACTGGTTACGCATCGGACGGTGGCTGGATTGCTCGGGAAGTTCCCGACGAGGTATGGCCCCTACACAACCCGATGGGCGTTGTGCCCGTGGTTGAGGTTCCTAACCGTCCTTCACTGAAGGGTGATCCTCTCTCGGAGCTTGCCGGCGTGATTCCGATGCAGGACTTCATCAACCTGATGTGGGCGTATCTGATGCTGTCGGCTGATTATGCGTCGATGCCTGCCCGCGTTGTTTTGGGCGGTACGCCTCCGATGCTTCCGGTTCTGGATAAGGACGGCAAGCAGACCGGCACCAAGCCTGTTGACATGAAGGAACTCTCCGAACGGAGGCTGTTTTACGTCAATGGCGATAGTCCGAGCATTGATTCGTGGGAAGCCGCGAAGCTGGACGTGTTCACGGATGTTATTGGCACTGCTGTTGGGCATATCTCGTCACAGACGCGAACACCGCCGACGTACCTCATTTCGATGGTGGGTATGTCGAACGTGAACGGTGAGGGGCTGAAGGCTTCGGAGATTGGTTTGAACAAGAAGGTTCTCAGCTTTGAGACCCTTGCAAACCCGTCGCTGCGTGATATCAACTATCTGCTTGCGCTTGCTGCTGGCGATAAGGATCTTGCCGAGATGATTCGGTTCGGTACTCCTACATGGATGAACCCTGAGATTCGTTCTGAGGCTCAACTGGCGGACATGCTCGTGAAGAAGATGGCGCTTGGTTATCCGCTCGAGTACATCATGGAGCTCGATGGTATTTCCGCGCTCGACATTCCTCGCATCATGGCGTTGCGCAAGAAGGAACAAGAGCTAGATCCGATCGTTCAGGCTGGGCGCGCATTCGCGGAGGTAGCAGATGATCCCGAAAGCAGCGGAAGCACACTATAAGACTGAGCAGCGTGTAGCGGTTGCAGCGTCTAAAGCTATTCAGTCGCTGTGGTCGCGCATGGGTGATGACTTTGATGCGTCGTGGTCAATGTTGCAACAGCCGATTGTTGGTGTGTTGACTGCGGCTCAGCTTGCGGCTGCTACTGAGGGTTCTCGTTATGTGTCGCGTGTGTTGGCCGAGACTCGGCAGGTTGATTTGCCTGTTGGTGATGTTGTCCCGTCTGCGTTTGCTGGTCGGGCTGCGAATGGGTTGGCTTTGGAGGATGTCACTTATAACTCTGTGTTGCGGACTAAGCACCGCATCAAGGAGGGTGACACGGTTGCGAATGCGTTGAAGGCTGGCGGTTCGTACCTGTCGATGGTGGCTTTGTCTGAGATTGCTGATGCTGGCCGTAGCAGTGTTGCGGCGGGGATGTCTGCGCGTCCGTCTGTTGCGGGCTATGTGCGGATGTTGAATGCACCCTCGTGTTCGCGTTGCGTGATCTTGGCGGGTAAGTGGTACCGCTGGAACGCTGGTTTCCAACGTCACCCCGGTTGCGATTGCCGCCATATCCCGTCTGCGGAAAACATTGCGGGCGACTTCACTACTGACCCTTACGAATATTTCAAGACTCTATCCACGGAAGATCAAAACAAGCTGTTCCGGCCTCACGGTGTTTCGCGTGAGCGTGCAGCCGATATTGGTCGCTCTAATGCGCGTGCAATTCGCGACGGGGCAGACATTTACCGCGTAGAGAATATTCGTTTGCGAGGTTTGGGCACCGCGAAGTCGAATGCCCGTTATGGCACACCGTCGAAGTTCACCGTTGACGACATCTACGCCCAGGCGGGTACACGTACACGCGCGATTGCGTGGATGCGTGATGAGGGTTACATCACTGGCGCTCAAGTTGGTGGCGGAAACCTGATCGGTATGCGTGAGGGCTTTGGTGCTCTTGGTCGTGGTGGTACTCGGAAGGGTGCGACGGCGGCTGTTGATCAGGCGCGTCTTACGGGTGTTCGTGATCCGTTGAACCGTTACACGATGACTGCTGCTGAGCGTCGTCTTTATGATGCGGATTTGATGATGCAGACGGTTCGTTCTGGTCGCAATCCGTGGCTGAAGCGTCAACCGTTGACCAGTGCTGATCGTGAGTTGGCTGACCAGATTATGTCTCGTCAGTTGAATGATTTGGTGAATCAGCCGGCGTCGGTGCATGAGTTGGCCCGCAAGTTGGGTCTGATCCCGTAGAACACACGTTCGGAACTCGCCCTATGCGGCCCCCGAAAAGTCGATTAATCGGATAACCCCAGAACGGTATCCAACTCGCTCAGAACCCCGTACAGGGCCGCTGAGAGGGTGCCTTTGGTGTGTCATCGAACACACTTTCTAATCTTCCCCATTCTTTTGGTGGGGATTCCGCAACGCAATGTTGCACAACCCATTTTGGAGCAATTCCTAATGTCAGAACAAATCATTACCGAAACCGCAACGGATTCGGAAGAAGTAACACCAGAACCAGTCGAACCGGCAGTAACACCAGTCGAGGAAGAAAAGCCTCTAGGTGTAGCCGGAGAGAAGGCACTCGCCGCGATGAAGGCTGAACGAAAAGCAGACCGCGAAAAGATCCGCGAGCTGAACGCCAAGATCGAAAAGAGCGAGGCCGACGCAGCACTAAAGGATAAGCCCGCCGAAGAGCAAGCACTAGAAGCCGCAAGGGCTGAAGCGCGTGCTGAAGAGCGCGGGAAGTCAAACGATCGAATTCTGCGAGCAAAGCTAGAAACGGCTGCCACTAGCAAGCTTGCTGATCCTTCCGATGCCGCACTGTTTCTGGATCTGTCCACGTTCGATGTGAGCGATGACGGTGATGTTGATTCTGACGCGCTTGCTGAAGCAATCGCAGACCTGATTGCCCGTAAGCCTCATCTGGCTGCGGGTAAGCCGAACCGTTTCGACGGTGGAGCCGATCAGGGCGCGAAGGGTAAGGACTCAAAACCTGCCCAGCTCACGCAAGCCGATCTCGCACGGATGAGTCCTGCCGAGATTGTGAAAGCTCAAAACGCTGGGCAACTAGATCAGTTATCTGGGCGCTAACTACTAACAAGAAAGGCCACCCATGGCTATCACGAAGTTTATTCCCGAGGTTTGGAACGCAAACCTCCTGACCTCACTCGACAAGGCTCTTGTCTTCGGTTCCAACGCAATTGTGAACCGCGACTATGAGGGTGACATCAGTGCGTTCGGTGACACTGTTCACATCACGTCGTTCGGTGACCCGACCATTTCGGATTACGCCACGAACACTGATCTGGCTGCACCTGAAACGCTGACCGACACTGAGCAGCTTCTCATTATCGACCAGCAGAAGGCGTTCAACTTCCAGATTGACGATGTTGACGACGCGCAGGTTCGCGACGGTGGCAAGGTCATGAAGGATGCAACACAGAGTGCCGCGTATGGTCTCCGTGATGTTGCTGACCGTCACCTTGCGTCGAAGATTGCGCTCAGTGCAGGTAACACTCTGGGTCTGATCGATGGCACGACCGCATCGAATGTCTATGACGGACTCATTGTTCCTGCTTCGGTTTCACTCGATGAGGCAAACGTTCCCGAGGAACAGCGCTGGCTTGTGCTTGCACCTGCTGCGTATGGTCGCCTTCAGCTTGACAGCCGCTTCATCAAGGCTAACGAGTCCGGCACCTCTGCTCTTCACACTGGTTTTGTTGGTACGGCTTCTGGTTTCCAGATTTTCAAGTCGAACAACGCATTCCAGGCGAACCGTGCAGAGCTTGCAATCACGACCGTGACTGGCGCTAAGAGCCTGACTGGTGTTGCTGGTCAGTTCAACCAGGGCGACGTCGGCCTTTCGGTTACGGGTACTGGTGTTGGTGCTGCGGCGAAGATCGTTTCGGTGAACGCTACTGGTTCGGTTGCAACCGTTGATGTCAACTCGTCTGCTTCGGCTGCGGTCACTGTGACTCTCGCTGGTGGTGGACAGCTTGCTTATGCAGGTTCGTCCATCGCGACCTCGTTCGCACAGCAGATTCTCAAGACTGAGGCGTACCGCCTCGAGAAGCGTTTCGCTGATGGCCTCAAGGGTCTGCACGTTTATGGCTCGAAGGTTGTTCGTCCTGAAGCACTTGTTGTTGCTTCTGTCAAAACTGCGTAAGTAGGAGGTACATAGTGGATGCGTTCGCAACATATTCCGATCTTGAGGCTCGCCTGAACCGTACGTTTACGGCGGGGGAACAGCCTTGGATCACGACCCTGCTTGGGGACGCATCTACCTATCTACGTGACGATGTGTTGGGGTTGCAGGTTTTCCCGCAGTCCACTTCGACTGTCACGTTTTGGCCTGATGGGGGGCGGGTGGATATTCCTAACCCGCCTCTTATCAGTATTGATTTGGTGGTTCAGGCGGGTGTGACTCTCACTGATGGTGTGGGGTATAGCCGCCGTGATTCCACGCTCACGTTTTCGTCTGATGTGCCCGTGGACGTGACGTTCACTTACGGTTACGCTACGGCGCCTGAGTCGTTGAAGCGTTGGGCTTGTGTCCTTGTGTCGCAAGCGCTTCTGCCGATCGAGCAGGGTCTTGGTTTGACTGTGGGCGGTTTGTCGTCGGTTGCGATTGATGATTTCAAGATTGCGTTTGCTGATGCTGGTGAGGCTACCGGCATGGCGCTCAC